GTTGCACAAGTTCGTAGAATGGATGCCTATCCGTCAACACTAGCGGTCAGAAATATATTTTCTGGATGGTGGTACTGATGAAGATTGGCTTAGTTGGCAGCTCATATCAACAAAGGTCTTTGCCTTTTGACGCTCAAAGAATGGTAAATCTTTTCCCTATTGCTGACCAGCAGGGGGCTGAAACCGCCTCTTTGCTTGGCACTCCCGGCCTGTCTTTATTTTCCACAACTGGCGCGGGGCCAATACGCGGCATAATTTCTTGTGCAAACAATAGGTGCTTTGCCGTTTCCGGTTATGATTTGTACGAATTATCAAGCAATGGCGTAACTACCAATCGCGGATCATTAGAAAGCTCAAGCGGGGTTGTGACTCTATCTGACAACGGATTCCAGCTTGGAATGTGTGATGGTGACAAAGTTTATATGTTCACCTATGCGACAAACGTATTCGCCAAAGTAACCGATGCAGACCTCCCATCTGCTGGAGCGATAGACTTTGTTGATGGATATTTTATCGTTAATGAAAACAACACCGGGAAATTCTATATTTCGGCTCTTTATGATGGAACATCATGGGATGCGCTAGACTTTGCGTCTGCTGAGTCAAGCCCAGACTTGCTAACTAGGGCCGTTAATTTCATCGGGCAGATAGGCTTGTTCGGAAACGATACTCTTGAAATATGGCGCAATACCGGAGATAGCACATTTCCATTTTCTCGAATCTCCGGTTCAACTCCTATCGGGTGTTTGTCGCCATTCACTATCACCAGTATTGACACGTCTGTTTACTGGGTTGGGCATAATTCACAGGGTGGCGGCATAGTATATAAAGCACAAGGTTTTACCCCTACAAGAATATCAACGGATGCTATTGAACTGAAGTTGCAGGCTGTCGCCGACCCATCGGCACTCCGGGCGTGGACGTATCAACAGGAGGGTCATGTATTTTACGTTATAACCGGCTCAGACCTCGAAACATCACTGGTTTATGATTTGTCAACTGAATTATGGCACGAAAGAGCTTTCTTAAATTCTGCTGGTAACTATGAGCAGCATAGAGGCTCTTGTTGTGTTCACGCTTTCGATAATAAGCAGCTTGTAGGCGACAGAGAAAATGGAAATATTTATGTAATGTCGCTTGATGTTTTTTCTGACAATGGCCATGAGATTCAAAGAAAGAGAATCTATACGCATCTAATAGACGAATTAAAGCAAGTTCGCTACAGCGCCCTTGATATAGGCGTGGAAACCGGGGTGGGCCTGCAATCCGGACAGGGCGAAGACCCGCAAATTTCCCTTAGAATAAGCAAAGATGGCGCAAGAACATGGAGTAATTCCTATTCAACAAGTGTCGGCAGGGCGGGGGTTTTTGGTAAACAGGTTAAATTTAGACGCTTGGGAATATCTCAGCAATGCACCTTTGAGATAACTATGTCAGACCCGGTGAAATGGGCCGTGACGGGGAGCTACCTCCAATGACGATAGCTACCCTTCCCCCAAAAACAGAACCAATGGTTGATGATGATAAATTCGCAACCTTGAATTGGATTATATTTTTCGAGTCATTGGCAACTGGTGATCTTGGCTCTACATGGACTCCGACGTTTGTTGGCCTAACCGAAACCGGAACCGCCACCAAGACTGGAAAATATTACAGAATAAGCCAGAGACTTGCCTATTTTAGAATAGTCATTACTCCGGCAACTGACACCTCGGCGGTGAACGGAACGACGTATTGTAACAACTTCCCACTTCAGATGATTAGCGATGGGGCAAACGTTACATGCAGTGGTTTTACAGCTTCGGTGTCAGGAACGACCTACTCGGATAAAAGAATTTACACGGCAACTTGGACAGCAATAACAACCCCGATTACTATAGTCGGCTTAGTAGAGGTACAATAATATGGCGCAGATGATGGAAGAACAAATGATGATGGCCCCTGAAGATGCTGGGCGTGGAACCGATACGGTTTTAGCTCACTTATCGCTGGGCGAGGTGGTAATACCGAGGGCGTTCCTTGATGATCCTGAAGTCATGCAAATGCTTCAGCTTTTATTCCAAGAGGCTGGCGCAAACATTGCTGAGTTTACCGTGGGCGACCCGGCAAACAAAATTAACCCTGAAACTGGCTATCCTGAGTTTGGCTTCTTCAAGAGTATTAAAAAGATATTTAAGAAAATAGCGCCGTTTGCTGGGCTTGCGCTTTCCTTTGTGCCGGGATTACAGGGTATCGGCGCTGCGCTGGGAAGTTCTATCCTTGGTGCGGGCGCGGCTGGCGCTTCAACGCTTGGCAACGCCCTTATAGGTGGTGGTCTTGGTGCATTAGGTGGCGGGGGTAAGGGTGCGCTGCTTGGTGCTTTAGGCGGTGGTCTTGGTGCAAACATTGGATCGTTGCCCGGTAGTGTTCTGGAAAACAGTGTCGGCCCAACGCAGGGAAGCGGATTGCTTGGAGCATTAGGCAAATCAACGGGGCTATCGAGTGGCAACGGCCTTAGTGGATTGCTGGGGGGTAGCTCTGGAGGCGGATCGAGCTTCGGTTCTCTGGGAAGTCTTGCTAATGTTGTGGGCGGTCTTTCACAAGACGAGGCTCTCAAGAAACAGCAAAAACAGCTTTTAGGAGCAAACCAACAGCAATTAGCTAATCTAGAAAGCTTTGACCCGTCTGGCATTACTAGCGACCCCGGTTATCAGTTTAATCTACAGCAGGGCCAACAGGGCCTCAACCGTAGTCTTGGGGCGCAGGGCAACTTATTCTCTGGCGCGGCACTTAAAGCAGCCTCTGAATATAACCAGAATTATGCTGATAATGCCTTCAAAGACTATTATAATCGGTGGGCGCAAAAGACCGGAGCGCAAAATGCTATTTATGGTTCGGGTGGTCAGATTAAGGCGGATACCACTGGCGGAAGGGCTAATAGCCTTTCACAGAGCCTTAGCAATGCATTCGGTTCTCCGGTTGGTCAATATGGTCAAACTGACCCCAACTATATTCGCAGAATGTTAGGATTACAGGGGGCTTATTAATGGCTGATTTAGTTTCTCCAACTTCATTTCAGGGTGTCACTAGACCGCTAGGATACGCGGCCTATGAGCAGGAGGCTAGAAAGAATAGTCTGGCCGAGGCATTGGTGCAGGCGCAGATTATGTCAGCACAAGTTGCTGCTGCGAAAAGTATGCAGCCTGATATTGATGATTTGGGAAAACAGGCGTTCTTAAAGGCCGCACAGGGGCAGCCTCTAAACGATCAAGAAAAAGCGGGGCTTTTGTATCTGGACAACAAAACCCAAACCATGTCGTTTAATCCGGTTACGGGGGCTTTGGAGCAAAAACCAAGCTTGCTGGGAAGGTCTGGCTTAAATCTTGATAACACCGATGTCCCATTTGTTCCACCTAACCGAGATATGTCACCGACAGAAGCAAGAAACACGTCCATGAGGCCAGAGCAAGCGGCACAGGTTGTTGATTTGTTTGAGCCGTCTGGAGAACTGATTACGCCTACACAGGAGTATAGATCAGAGTGGGATGATGCTTATGCAAGGGAAATGGCCGAAGCGGCAGGAAACCCAAGGCTACAACAAACATTGCGTGAAAATCACTCCAAATCAAAAATATCTATGAATGAGGCGGAATCTAAAGCGGCTGGGTTTGCTGATCGTATGCTTCAATCAAATCCCATTGTAGAAGAAAAAACACAATCTGCCTTAGACCCCACAAAGCGCTTTGTAAATTCGTTGCCTCTTGGAAACTATGTTGTTGGAGGTGATTATCAGTCTTTTAGTCAGGCCCAGCGTGACTTCATTAACGCCCAGCTTCGCCGTGAATCGGGGGCTGTAATTTCCCCCGCTGAGTTTGAAAACGCCGAAAGACAGTATTTCCCTACGCCCGGTGATAATGAGAATACCATAGCACAAAAGAAGGCCAATCGTGATTCTGCCGTAAAAGCAATGCAGCGTTCGGCGGGTGCGGCATATAAACCAACGGTAATCAAACCCCCTGACAAAAAACCAAATTCAGCTAGGGATATTCCAATTAAGGCCGTCCAGATGCTACGGGCTGATCCGACTCTTTCGCAACAGTTTGATGAAAAATATGGGGCTGGTGAGTCTCAAAAGATTTTAGGAAGAAAATAATGGTCAATTTCTTCGATCAATTTGATGATAGGGGTACTACAAACCCATTTGACCAGTTTGACACGCCATCCGGCCAAGATTCGGGGCCTGCTCGTGCGGCATTACAGGGGTTTAATTCTACCATTCCATTTGGAAACAGAATAACCGCAGGGGTTGGCGCTGGATTGGCATCACTGTCAACTGGAGAGAATATTTCTGACTTATATAACATGGCCCGCGAAAATCAATTGGCTACATCAGAAGCAAACCCCGCCGCTGAATTGGCCGGTAGTTTAGCTGGAATTGTTCCCATGCTTCCTATCGGGTTATCAAAATCCATAGCGACTACGCCAATATTAGGAAAGGCAGCAAATGTATTATCAGGGTCGGCTTCCAAAATTGGTAATTTTGTTGGGGGTGGCGAAGCTGCTGCCGGTGCAGGAAAACTCGCAAGAGCAGGGAATGTCGCCCTACGCTCTGCAAAGGCTGGTGCTGTGGCCGCCCCGGTGGGTGCGCTGTATAACTACGGCGGCTCTCCCAATGACCTTAGAAGCCCTGAGGCGATGGAGGATGCCGCCACAGGTGCTAGGATTGCTGGTGGTGTGGCTGCTGCCCTTCCTCTCGCTGGTGGTATTGCGGGCGCTACATTAGCCGCCGCTGCCCCTAAAATCAGCGAATGGCTTGGAGATGTTGCTAAGCTTGCCCGTCAATATAATATTCCGCTCTCTCTAGACCAAGTTTCAAATAGTCGCGCCCTAAAGAATATACAAAAAGTCAGTCAAGAGTTGCCGCTTTCTGGGCAATCCGCATTCCGTGAGCGTCAAATGCTCCAATTGCAAAAAGAGCTGTTCAAGACTGCTGGAGTTGATGCAAGACTTTTCACACCTAAGACCATGAGCGCAGCTTTTAATAAAGTTGGGGGTGAGTTCGATGCCATAACAAAGGGCAAGAGCTTTAATATAGGCGGTAATTTTATTAATGATTTGGCCGAAACTGCGGATAATGTTGCGTCTACCTATGGAAGCAATGCCTCGGAAATTTATCAAAAAGAGGCACTAAGGGTAATAAATGACTTTTCTAGTGGAGATAATATTACCGGCGAATTAATTAGTCGCCAGAGAGCGCGTATTAATGCATTGGCAAGAAATTCTCCCGATCAAAATATTAAAGGGGCACTCCTTGATCTTGAAAACAATATAATTGATGCCATTACAAGCGGCGACCCCGCTTTGCAGAAAGCGCTAACTACAGCTAAGCAACGCTATAAAAACCTTATTGTTCTAGAGCCTATTGCCAATAAGGCGAAAGGTGGATTTATTAGCCCTTCCCTGCTGAATAGTCGTGTTTCGCAGGTTTACAAGAGGGCGCACACAATCGGAGAGTCCGGCGATATTGGTAATCTGGCTAGAATAGGGCATGAGCTGTTGCCTGAATTAGGTGGGTCAGACACCACGCAAAAACTTGGTACAGCAGGGGCAATATTAACTGGCTATGCAAATCCAACGGCAATACCGGGGATGCTTGGGGCCGTAGGGGCGAATAGAGCATTTCAGGCTGGAATTAATAGAAACCAGCGCGTCATTGATAGGGCGCTTATGAAGCAAATACGATCTCTGCCGCCTGCTGAGGCGAAAAAACTTTTAGAAAAAGGCACACCATGACCATCGTTCTTTCAACCCCCCCATATCAAGCTTTTTATGACTCTGATGGCGACCCATTATCCGGTGGGCTAATATATACCTATGAGGCGGGAACAGACACACCTAAGGCCACTTTTACCACTCAGGCCGGTACGGTTGAGCAAACCAACCCTATCGTCTTGGATAGCGCGGGCCGTGCGGTATGGTGGATAGAGGGTTCTTACAAATATGTCGTAAAAGATAGTTTAGGGAACACCATAAAGACAGTTGATAACGTCACTTCTTTTAGTGTTTCTTCCGAAGACTCGACGCAAATTCTGCAAAGCGGTTTAATTAATGGCGGCTTTCAGGTTTGGATGCGAAACTCAACCTTTGGCCCACTTGGTTCGGGCCTATCATACACCGCTGATAGGTGGTTTGTGTCCAGAGGCGCATCAAATGCTGTGGTTAATAGAGTGGCGGGGCCAACGGCAAGCCAATACGCCGCTAGAGTCCAGAGAAATGCCGCTGACGTTGACACTACCGCCATTATATTCGGACAAGCTCTTGAATCATCCAATAGTTATAAATACGCCGATAGCAAGGTAACGCTCAGGTTTAAGGCTAGGGCTGGGGCCAACTATTCCACAACCAACAGCATCTTATATGTCGCTGTGCCAACCGGAACGGGGAGCAACCAATCTGCATCAAGCGGTATAGGTGGTGGGTGGACTGGTTACATCAACACCGCAATGTCACCATCGAACGTAACCCTTACCACGTCATGGCAAACATTTACCCTAACCAGCACAGCCGCATTGCCCTCAACCATCACGCAAATAATGGCTTTTTTCCAGATGCAGCCAACGGGAACTGCTGGAGCTGCGGATTATTTTGAAGTTGCGGAAGTGGAGCTAATTGTAGGCGACACAGCGCCATCATCTTTCCAGTGGCTTGACTTTGAAACTGTGCGTATGCAATGCCGTCGTCATTGCAGGAAGTCATTTGCGTATGCAACGGCCCCGGCGCAAGCGGCTGGCAATACCGGGGCGTTAAGGTATTTCCTCCCTACTGGCGCAAGTGGAACGTTTGGCGTGAATGTTGATATTGATGGAATGATGACGGCTCCGACAGTTACCACTTATAATACTGTTTCGGCAAATGCTGACTGGCGAGATGTAACCAATAGCGCCGATAGGACGGTGGGCGTAACATCATCGGAAACTGGAATCGTAATTAATGGGGCGGCTGGTGTTGCTGGCGCTAACAATCAAATTCATTATTTAGCGGAGTCTGAGCTATGATAAATTCAGCTCAATATCAGGATGAAAGTACCGTTAAGGTTGTTTATGAATCCCCATCAGGAGACATCATGCGGTTTGTTCCTGTCGATGAAAAAAATAGGGAATACATGGAATTGCTTGAGTGGGTTGAAAATGGTGGTATAATAACCGCCGCTCCATAGATAGTGGGTTTAGATGCCGTTAATTATTACCCATGCCAAAACCAACACCATCACTGATTGGACGCAGGCTCAGCTTGATTCAATTATTGCCGGAAACGCAGCGCCGCTTCCTCCCGTTGGCACAGTCCTAAATGATGTCGTCCTACCATCGGATTGGAATAACGACCATCAATTAGCGGGGTCAGTTGAGTGGGGTGAAATCACCGGAACCATCACCGACCAGACAGACCTCGTTAATTACATCGCCTCTGTTACAGGCGATTACGTCCTAAAAGCCGGTGATACCATGACCGGCCAGCTTATCATCGACAACCCCGGTGGGGATGGACTATCTGTTGATGGCAATGCTTTATTCTCCAATGATTTTTCGATACGCACAGATAGTGGTGAAGAAACCATTTTAAGCTACGGCGAAGTGACTGGCGGTAACACCGCGACACCTTTTAGCATCTATGATAGCCGCACAAGTACCGGGACTGGGCTTGCCGGAACTACGCTTATTATCAGCGGTATATCCAGTGCGCGAGGTGTTTATAAGGGCATAGACCAGACGCTCATTATCGATAATACCGGAGCAACAAGTTCGGGTTATGGACATTTGCTTGAAATTGCACAGGGGACAACTGAGGCCAAGGGATTCGGGCATGCCTCATTCATACCGGGATCGACTATCGGCGCTGCGATTTATGGCTCTACAAGCCGCGATAAAGCCACTTTCCTAGCCGACGTTGCAGCGGGGACATTTACAGGATGGTGGGCTGGGTATTTTGATGGTGATGTGAACATCACCGGCACTCTTACTGTGAGTGGCTCCGGGCCGTATGTGCTGAAGGCCGGTGACACCATGACCGGCCAGCTCAACTTGAACCAGACCAGCGGCACAGCCGTACCGCTGCAATATCAGGATGGCGGCACAGCCAAATGGACGGCGGGGTATCACCAGAGCAGCGGCGATTATCGCATAGGAACGACCGGGCTATCTGCCGGGGTGCGCTTCAAAATCGACACCAGCGGCTTCGTTACCATCGGCACCAACGATGTGGTTGCCAGTACGGCGCTTACGATTGGCCGATCATCGTCCCCAGATAATATTATCGGCGATCAGGTGTCGCTGGCGAGATATTGCACATCCGGCACGGACACCGGATTCGGTGCGGCGTACCGCTTCGACATGGATAACAGTGTCAACACGCTGGTCAATGCGGCGAGCTGGGGTGCTTATTGGAGCGATGCAACGGACGGATCGGAAGATGCTGTCATTTATTTTGCCACGCTTGGCGTTGGCGACTTGTCACCGGAAACAGTGCTTGAGCTATCACGAAACGGATCGACATTTTATGATGACGTGGCCGCGATTGGTTCGGTCACTGGCGATACCATTTACGGCATCACCTCCGTATCAGCCCCCACCGTTTATGCCGATGTTGTCACCGGCGCACCCAACCTAATCGTTGAGGCGTTGCCGACCAATGCCCGTACTGCACGTTTCGGCGCATATAGTAGCGTAGGCACATTTGATACATTTGTCGCTGCGCTTACATCGACATCAAGCACAGGCACGGCAACGCATGACCTGAATACCACGGTCACGATAGGCGGCGCTTATATCTATCGCGTTGGTGGGACTGATGTTGCTATGGCGGATGGTGGGACGGGAGCAAGCCTTACGCCTTCAAACGGGGGCATTGTATGGACTGACGCTGGTTCAATGGAAGTTCTGGCTGGTACAGGTACGGCAGGCAGGATGCTGCGTTCTGGTGCTTCTGCAACCCCTTCGTGGTCAACTGCTGTGTGGCCTGCTGATTGCGCTCAGGGTGATTTGATTTATGCATCCACTATCAGCAACTATATCAACCTGACGGGGAATATTAGCCTAACCAAAATGTTCTTGACCCAAACCGGCACAGGGTCGGCCAGAAACAGCCACGCTATACGCCATTTGGATTTCATGAGTTCGCCACAGAAAGCACACAAGAGATTATCGATAAGGTGCTTTTCTTAAACCAGCATCGAGATGTTTTTATTTCTCCTAAATTCGGTGATGCCTATGTGTTTCAGGCGGTAGATTTAGACAATGGATTGCCAGAGTCTTTTGAAGTGCAGCCTGAATATCTCTACCAGACCAGCGATACGCGGTATCAAGCTATTTGGCTTAATGAAATGCCGGTGGGTGAGGCAGCATATCTCGCGGAGCAAAAGCGACTAAGCAGGTTGTACAATTCTGATAGGTGCATTATTCGCACGCGATATGTGGCGCGAATTCCGTTTAGCTATTCTTTCAAAAAACAATTTCAACTCAGGGGTGTGTAAAATGACAACGACAACGACAAAAACAGTAAGCAAAGTGAACGTAGGCGATGAGCTTGCGCCTCTTTGGAAGCACCAAGTGATATATCGCGTTGAACACGATAATGGCCGCGTTGATATTGATGATAAGGGTTATTTCACTGCGGAACAATGTCAGGCAAAACTGGATTATTTCGAGGCAGAAATAGCGGATTGGGCAGATACGAAAGCGAAGATTGAAGAATTGGAGTAAGGAGAGATTCAATAAATGAATGACGACTTCCTGACCCCCCCCGCATTAATTGCTTCGCTGGGCGCATTTGACCTTGACCCCTGCGCTCCGGTCAATAGGCCGTGGCAGATAGCCACAAACCACCTTACGTCACTGGAAAACGGCTTGGAGCAACCTTGGGCTGGCCGCGTATGGCTACACCCGCCCCTAAAGGACATTGACCTGTGGATAGCTAAAATGGCGGCGCATCAATCGGGGATTTGCCTGACCTTCGCACAAACACATAAAACGTGGTTTCATGAGCATGTTTTTGATTCCGCGCATAGTGTGTTTTTCTTCGATGGCAACATGGCATTTAACCGCGTGACGGGGGAACCCTATGCAGCGGAGACATACCCACTGTGCCTAATATCATGGAGTGAAGCCGACACCGGTGTGATACAGGCTGCAAATCTAAATGGTCACATGGTGATGCTATGAAAGCGGCCCTAATATCATGGTACGGGTCTGGAACAAACTTACTGCGTTCGTTTCTAAACTCGCATCCTGATATTCACTTCCACAAGGAGATGTTCT